AATAGTATCGGATTAATCTTCGATACTATAACATGTCTCAGTTATTTGGATACTCTATAGAAAGAGCAAAGAAGGTTCCGAAAGGGCCTTCTTTTGTGCAGAAAGACAGTCAGGACGGTGCAACTCCCATCTCAGGTGGTGGACATTTTGGGTACTATCTGGATATTGATGGTACTGTAAAAAATGAGTGGGAGTTGATCACTCGTTATAGAAATATGGTTATGCAACCAGAATGTGATTCTGCTGTAGATGATGTTGTCAATGAAGCAATCTGCGGAAACTTCGATGATGTTCCTGTCGAGATTGAGCTCTCTAATCTAAAAGGTGTAAGCGATAAGGTCAAGAAACTTATCAGAGAAGAGTTTGATTATGTTTTAGATCTATTAGATTTTGATAATAAATCATACGATATTTTCCGTCGTTGGTATGTTGACGGGAGACTATTCTACCACAAAATGATTGATCCAAAAGATCCCAAGCAAGGGATTATTGAACTGAGAAATATTGATCCTAGAAAAATTCGCAAGGTAATGGAGATTGAAAATAAACCTGGGCGAGTTGATCCTAGTGATCCAAAAGAAGTATTCATGCAAAAGACTGTAGAGTACTACATCTACAACGCTAAAGGATTTAAGTCTGGTGCTGGGGAGACACAAGGTATCAGAATTTCTCCAGATGCAATCACATTTGTGCATTCTGGTATCTTTGATATGAATAAAAATATGGTGATTTCACATCTCCATAAAGCAATTAAAGCGGTAAATCAACTCCGCATGATTGAAGACTCTCTGGTTATTTACCGTCTATCGCGTGCTCCAGAGCGTAGAATTTTCTACATCGATGTTGGAAATCTACCTAAGATCAAGGCAGAGCAATATCTTCGTGAGGTTATGTCTCGCTATAGAAATAAGTTAGTGTATGACGCTAACACTGGCGAGATCAAAGATGATAAGAAGTTCATGAGTATGCTAGAAGATTTCTGGTTACCTCGTCGTGAAGGTGGTAGAGGAACTGAGATCTCTACTCTTCCTGGTGGACAGAATCTAGGAGAACTTGAGGATGTCAAATACTTCCAGAAGAAACTCTATAAGTCACTTAATGTTCCATCATCTCGTTTAGAAACAGAAACGACATTTAATATTGGTCGATCGACTGAAATTACGAGAGACGAACTCAAGTTCCAGAAGTTCATTAATCGTCTCCGTAAGCAGTTTTCTGAATTGTTTGCGGATATTCTAAAAACTCAATTGATCCTAAAAGGTATTATTACTCTTGAGGATTGGGAAGAGATTAAAAATCATATTCAATTTGATTTTATTGCAGATAATTACTTCAATGAACTCAAGAACATGGAGATGATGAACGAGAGACTAAATCTCGTTGGAGCAATGGATCCATTTGTTGGGAAATACTTCTCGATTGAGCAAATTCGTCGCCAAATTCTCAAACAAACTGAAAGAGAATTCAAGGAGATCGATAAGCAAATTGAAGGAGAAATGGCAGATGGTAAGATCATGGATCCAAATGCAATGGTAGATCCTACAACAGGAATGCCTATGGATGACGGTGCTGCACCCGTAGATGCAGCTGGTGGCGGGGAAATGGATCAAGGTGGACCTCAAGTTGGAGAAGGTGGTGTTGAACCAGATCCAAAAGACTTGAAAAAGGCAGAATTCTAAATAATTAGATAAGGAGATCTTAACACTATGTCTACAGAAATTTTTGATAGTTTATTCACTGGCAACAAGTCACAGACACTTGATCTTGTCAATGGTGCTCTTCAGAATAAAGCATATGAGTTGATTCAACAAAGAAAAGTTGAAGTTGCACAAAACTTATTCAACCAAGAGGTATCAGAGGAAGAAGAATGATGAAACTAATTACCGAAAACATCGAAGAGATTCAAGTACTTACTGAAGAGAAAGACGGTAAGAAAACTCATTACATTGAAGGTATTTTTCTTCAAGGTGATTTAACAAATAGGAACGGAAGAAATTATCCCGTAAATATCCTAGAGCGCGAAGTTACTAAATATAATGAGTCCTTTGTCAACACTGGCAGAGCTCTTGGTGAACTTGGTCATCCTGATGGTCCTACCATCAACCTTGATCGTGTTTCACATAAAATTCTTTCCCTAAAGAGAGAAGGAAACAATTTCATCGGTAAGGCAAAACTATTGGAAACTCCAATGGGTAAAATTGCTAAAAACTTACTTGATGAGGGAGTAAAACTCGGTGTTTCTTCTAGAGGTCTAGGATCTCTAACAGTAAAAGATGGTGTCAATTATGTTGGCGAAGATTTCATGCTCGCCACTGCTGCGGATATCGTAGCTGACCCTTCTGCTCCTGACGCTTTTGTTGAGGGGATTATGGAAGGTAAAGAGTGGGTTTGGGAAAGTGGTATGTTAAGGGAAGTTGAAATCAACCAACTTAAGAAAACCATTGACGAGGCAACTCGTTTTGACCTTCAGGAGCGCAAACTCAAAGCGTTTGCATCATTCCTCAGAGGTTTATAAAATATTTAATATATAAATAATTACAAGAAAATCCCCGTAAATTAGACAGGAGACAACTCAAATGTCAAGAGATATTGAAACAATGGAAATCGAGGAGGCTTCCAATGTAGTCACCAAGGGTGCTAAACCCGCAGAAAAGTCTGATCTAAAAGACGAATCTGAAGAAATTGGTGGTCCTACTCCAACCTCTGGTAAGCCCGATGATACCGAGTCAATCGGTAAAAAGGTTGCTGCTAAGATGAAGCATGAAGGAAGCAAGTCGCTATCGACCAAACCTTCACATGCATCTGGAGCTACCCAAGATTCTATCAAGAAGAGTCCAACTTTCGAGGAGACCGAAACTGATGGAGAAACCATCGAAGAAGAAACCGAAGAAACTATTGGATACGAATTCGACGAGGATCTTAACGCTCTTGTATCTGGTTCAGACCTTACAGAAGAATTCAGAGACAAAGCAAAACTAATCTTTGAGGCAGCAGTTAATGCTAAACTAAACGAAGAAGTTGCTCTTATGAATGAAGCATATGAGCAAGCATTCGAGGAAGCAGTTGCTGAATTCAAGGTAGAAATGTCCGAGCAAATCGATTCATACCTAACTTTTGCTGCAGAAAAGTGGATCGAAGAAAATGTTCTCGCAATTGATAACGGCATTAAGACCGAGATTGCAGAGAACCTAATGCACGGACTCAGAAATCTCTTCACGGAAAATCATCTTGATGTTCCTGAAGAGCAGTTCGAGATCGTCAATGAGATGACCGAACAACTCGATGTTATGGAAGAGAAGCTCAATGAGCAAATCGATCTAAATGTCGAGATGCATAAGAAACTTGGTGGTTATATTAAGAATGGGATTGTGAGCGAAGTTTCTGTTGGACTTGCTGAAACACAAAAAGATAAGCTAGCAAGTTTATCCGAAGGTGTTGAGTTCGTCAATGAGCAAGATTTTCGTGAGAAGATCGAGACTCTAAAGGAGTCATATTTCTCAAGAACTGCTGCGCCAGTTATTGAAGATATTCCTGTAGAACAACCTGTTATCGGAGATACGATGTCTGCATATGCAGCAGCGATTTCCCGTTGGTCCTCAAAACAAGCTTGATTTATAAATAATTAAGCATTTGTTATTAATTTAACACAAACACTCATTTTTTTAAGGAGAAAAGCAAATGTTCATGTCAGAGCAATTGCAGGAAAAGTGGGCACCCATTCTTGAGCACAAAGATGCTGATCCTATCCAGGATTCTTACAAGAAGGCTGTCACCTCAGTACTGCTAGAAAACCAAGAGACATTCCTACGCCAAGAGCGTATGCTCACAGAAGCAGCACCAACCAACTCGCTTGGTGGTACTGGTTATTCAACAGGTTCAGATGCAGGTGGTCCTGTAGCTGGTTTCGACCCTGTTCTAATTTCGTTGATTCGTCGTTCGATGCCTAAGCTAATGGCTTATGACATCTGCGGTGTTCAACCAATGACAGGTCCTACTGGACTTATCTTCGCAATGCGTTCAGTTGTCGGTACTACCCGTACTTCTAACGCTGGCGATTGGACTGGTCGTGAAGCATTCTTCAACGAAGCAGATACCGAGCATTCTTCCGAGAACAGCGGTGATTCACTCGCTTCTAACGATCAGACTGGTTCCAACCCTGGTCTTCTAAATGACAGCGGCACCTATACCCAAGGCGGTACAGGCATGACCACTGCTCAAGCAGAAGCACTTGGCGATGGTTCTGGCAACCACTTCCGTGAGATGGGTTTCTCAATCGAGAAGGTTACCGTAACTGCAAAGTCACGCGCCCTCAAGGCTGAGTACTCGCTAGAACTCGCACAAGACCTCAAGGCTATCCATGGTCTTGATGCTGAGACCGAACTAGCAAACATCCTCTCAACTGAGGTTCTTGCTGAAATCAACCGTGAAGTTGTTCGTACCATCTACCGCATTGCTAAGCCTGGTGCTCAGAACAATGTTGCTAACGCTGGTATCTTCGACCTAGATGTTGATTCTAACGGTCGTTGGTCGGTTGAGAAGTTCAAGGGTCTTCTATTCCAGATCGAGCGTGATGCAAACGCAATCGGTCAGCAAACTCGTCGTGGCAAGGGTAACTTCATCATCTGTTCAGCAGATGTTGCAAGTGCTCTCGGCATGGCTGGTGTTCTTGATTACACCCCTGCTCTTGCTGGTAACAATGGTCTTGCTGGTGTTGATGATACTTCCTCAACTCTAGTTGGTACTCTAAACGGTCGTATTAAGGTCTATGTTGATCCTTATTCGGCAAATGTTTCCAACAACCACTTCTATGTAATGGGTTATAAGGGAACCTCACCTTATGATGCTGGTCTCTTCTATTGCCCATATGTTCCTCTCCAAATGGTTCGTGCCGTTGGTCAGGACACCTTCCAGCCTAAGATCGGCTTTAAGACTCGTTACGGAATGGTTGCTAACCCATTCGCAGAGGGTCTAACCGCAGGTGCTGGTGCTCTCACCGCTAATGCTAATGTCTACTACAGACGAGTACTAGTTAAGAACCTAATGTGATTCATTCACATTGAGTTCAAGGGATCCTTCGGGATCCCTTTTTTATTGGGAATAAATAGTTATTAGCTTGGGAAGTTGACATGGCTGCTAATTGGTATGAGCAACAAATAAAAAACAACAATTACCTATCTCCAATAGGTTTTAAGTTTTCTATTCAGAAAGCACCTAAAACATCGTATCTGTGCCAGTCCACTAGCATTCCAGATATTACTATTGGTGAGGTAAGTATTCCAACTCCATTTATTCGTTATCCTATTGAAGGTAATTTTCAGTATGGAAATTTTGATATGCAATTCCTGGTTGATGAGAATCTAGAAAATTATCTAGAAATCCATAACTGGATGAGAGCATTGGGTGTTCCATATGATTTTGAGGAGAGACGAGAGTTTGAGAAAG